ATTAACGGTAGTTTTGGAGTCTAACGACCCAAACGCCAGTTTTGATTTGTTCCCAAAAGACTGCACCAGCAACCAAGAGATTACCCGTAGCATCCTGAGTCGCTTTTCCGCTGTCTGCACCAGTCGCATTCACAACATATACAGGAGCGAACTTAGACGGTGTTGCGGCCGCTGTAACTTCAACAGTAACATGTCCGAAATCGACAACCTCTACAACCGTATCTTTTGCAGTCGTATAAGTAGTCTCCCCCATAACACGGTTAAGTTTGTTACGAACTACCCCTGCAATCTTAGGAGTTGCAGAAGCGTCCAATGCATCGACTGAACCAGTATCGTATTTAACGAAACGACCAATAGTTACTACACCACTCTCGAAAGTCGGATAAGCCTCAATATTATGCGGCTTGCTTCCGATTTCAATACCCGCGTCCAATCCGGGTGCATTTGTTGTTACTTCATTAGGAAAGCCCATGATTAATACTCCTTATCTTTTACGTTATCCCAACTGTCGCCAGTCGGTTTTTGTGTTGCTGAATCAGTAGCAATCTTTTTGTGTGATACAGTTGCCGCCTCTTGATCGCCCATTAACATATCAAATGCAGCACTGATGTACGCCTCTGATTTGTCTTTGGTATCAAGCCCACGCTTTTCTTTCAACACTTTAGCCTTGATAGCCACTGAGCTGTCAGTTGCTAACACAGCAACACCAAAACCTTTCGCCGTACCGATCAAGTCTGCACGTTCTGCAACCAAAGCGACGATTGCATCGCTATCCATTGACGTAGATTGCTCTTTTGCTTGTGCTTTGAGCATATCATTTTCGGCTTTGAGCTTTTCAATCTCATCGCTGTTTTCTGTTCCAGCGGTTGAGCCTTTGCCCTCACCCTCTGAATTTTCCTCAGCCATAAGACGTTCAAACTCTGTGGCTACTTCTTCGGGTACTTCGTACTCGATTCCGTTGATTACGATTTTTTTCATAATTCCCCCGTTTGTGTTTTCTTCGTCGGTAATGTTATCATCGCTGTCAACTGCCATTTTGCAAGTATCCCCACAACGCGGAGAATTTACGATAGCGACATGATTACCTCTGATATCCACTTGTTTGAATTGATACGGCACTCCCTTGTATTCGCCCGTTTCTTCAACATAATCACATAAATATCCGGCACTAATTTTCACTTTGCCATCAGATACCTTCTCAGATAAAATCGAATCATAGATGGTCATATCTGTTTGGAGCATAGTTTCATCCCCTTCGATAACGTCTATAACCGACACGCTCCCCTTCTGAAAGTTCTTATAATTGTCAGCGGTTACAAGGGTGGGCGGGTGCTCATCTGTGATTGGTGAGTTAATGAATGATTTAATGCTCTCTTTGTCAGAGACTTGTGATGGTTCGCGCAATACTGCGTACTTCTTTGTAGGCTCAAGCCCCTCAAATGGAAGCTCCATGCCGTAATATTCTTGAATACCTGAACGTGCTATCACTCCTTTAACATGGAGAAACCCAGTAACAGGGTCGATATACTTCTCGATATTTTCCCCCGTTGCATCCGAAATGGAAAACCCTCGTTTACACTTTTGCATCTCTACTCCTCTATCTCTTTGAATGGTTCGATTACTGCAATACTTTGGCATCTACAATTTTTTACGGTATAATTCTCAGCATAGTACCATCCTAATTTAGTTTCAAGGTTGTAAACATGAAGAGACTCTATACTGATGATTTTGTCAATAATGCGATAGCTCTCAATATTGACGGACTCAATGTCGGGGAGGTTGCTAAGGTTCTTAATTGTGAACGGAGCAATCTCAGCGTCGAAATGAGAAAGAGAGGGCATAGCCCAATTAGACATTATCGCTCCGCACCAAATGCGAAACAGGTTGATCGTGACGAATTGTGCAGAAGATACATTGCCGGAGATAGCGCACTCAAACTCTTTAATGAATTTGGTATTCCAAGAGAAACCATTTATGCCGAACTCGATAGACGCGGAATTAAGCGCAGAAATGGCTCTGAGGCTAATTTCATTAGGATGGCTAATCTCTCTGATGATGAACGATTCGCACTCGTTGAGAAAGCTCATGATGCCGTTAGAGGAAGGAGTGCTGGACAAGATGAACTCTTGGCACGATCTAAAACAAGACAACTCACAAAAGGAATTAGACATGGCTTTGGAGAAAGTATCATAATCGAAGCCCTCACTAAAAACGGTTTTAATTGTATCAGCCAATTTGCTATCGATATTTATAATATCGACATCCTCGTTGATGACACCATCGCCGTGGAAATTATGACTAACTTGAATGCCCGTATGAAGTCCGAAAAATACACAAAACGACTCAAAAAAATCTCCGATAGTGGGCGCACTATTGTTATTATAAGTATCTCTGGATGGAAGACCAACAAAGGGTACGAAACTTCCGTCGATCTTAATATTGATAATATCATCTCCTATTTCAATACTATCAAGGCTCTTCCACCCGCTCATCGTAAGCACGGGGTGGTTAGGTGTTCCTCTCAAAGGGGAACCATTGGACGTAATGAGCGTAATCAGTTCACCGTGATAGACACGGCGATAAAGCCGATTTATAGCACATGGGATTTGGAGCTTTGATTCATACGGGAAGCAGTTAAAATCCTGACCAGGGATGATCTTTTCCCCTCTCTCGTTTGTTGGCGGGTTATTCCAGTCGAATACTTGACCGTCTAAGTCTGCATGGCTATCACGCACACGCTCATCCCCTGCCGTCACCCATTCAAATTTAGTAACCCCGATGTTTTGCATACGAACTTTGTTTATCTGCCCGTTAATGCTTGATACTTCGTTACGAGCTATGAGCTTGATACGATCATCGAGCTTCCCAAAAACCGATTTAATCCCTTCAGTTCCTTTGATCTGTTCTTCTATTGATTTGTACGTAGCACCAGTAGTAACACCGCTGTAGATGATTGATTCGATGTTTTTAACGAACTCTTCGGGTATGGATTTAATGAGGGTTGCGTTTTTGGCAATGTTTGCTTTGATGATAGGCTCTATTCCCTCTTTGGCAAACGTGGTCGGTAGATCAACCCCTAATTTTTGATTGAGTTGTTGCAATACCTTTTCGCGGTTTAGGTTATCAGTCTTTCGTACCATTTCAGAGGCTATCTGAATGGCGTTTTTAACTCCACCTGAGTTTCGCAATGACTCAAACATCATCATAATGTCGTCAATGATCCCGTCGTTTGTGTATTCATTCTCTTTGGATTTTAATGCCGGTAATAATCGCTCCATTACGATATGTTTCATTGCTTCGGCTATCTGCTTTAGCTCGCGATAGTATTCCGCTTCCAACTTCTTAGGGTATGGAATCTTTTTAAGCCTTACGCGCTTTTTGATACGCTTTAGGTCGTGGATTTTAATACTCATCGCCCTCACCGCTGTCTATCTCTTTGGATAGTTTTTTAAGTTCCTCTATACGCTCATGTGTAATAGTAGGATAGATACCACTTGCGGCGATGCGCTCCATAACGTCGTATTCGTCAACTACCCCGTTATTAATATGGAGCGTATCTGTCTGTGCTCGTTTGTATTCCAGTTCAGCTATCTGCGCCTCTGATAATTGAAAGAGAGAGTTGAAGCTAAACTCAGGGATAGGAATACCCAAGTGAGAACATACGACCACATCGATCGCTTTGTAAACGTCATAAATGACTTCGCTTTGATATGAGCCTACGTTGTCGTAGTAGTTCTTTAGATCACCTTCTCCCGTTGAGTTCATCCCATCAGAAGATTTACCAAGCAAACGGGTTAACGGTATGTCTGCCGCCCCTGCAACTTTGGCGAGTTTGCCCATGTCGATTTCGTGAAGGTTAGAAAAATTCTTGGCGTTGTTGATGTAATCATCGTCTTTATCAAGCACGACAGCGTTCAAGATAGATTTCATCTGCTGCACTATTTGTATTCGCTCGGTTGCTATCGCTGATTCTCCACTGCCTACCGTCTGATTTAGCCCATTAATCTTATAAACGTCGATGTTGGATTGGTGCAATAGGTTTGTAATGAGGTCGTTGGACTCCTGAGCATCACCAATCACGCTGTAAATCTTTTCAAACACTGAAAGACCGAAGCCGCGCATCAGCTCTTTTACTCGGTTTGATGTTGTATATCCGTCAATCTTTATAACTCTTGATCGGTGTACTTTTTGGCTTGAACCTTTAATATTGTAGTGCTCAAATGAAAGATAGTGAGGACTTAGCGGGTCGCGTATCATATCCCCACCGATTATGTCAGACATATCAAAAACAGCGATATTCTTTAGATCACCCTTTCCCAATGACAGAGGCATACCCATATCGTTATCATTGGATACAATAACCAATACTGCACCGCCAAATGCCCTTGACCATTTCAGCGCATCGCCTATCTTCTTATCGATTTTGAACTGATCGTAAACCTTGGAGATTTCCTCCGATTGGTCGCCTTGAATAGTACGCCCTTGACGCAGTGCATCATTAACCGGAATATCTACAATCTTACCAGCTATCCAGTTGGTAGCGTATAGATTATTCAGCTCATCGAATGCCATAGACATAATGCGGCTGATTGCATAATGTCGTTGATAGGTTGCATCTTTATTCCCGCCTAACCCACGCATTACATTCATGAAAGAATCAAATACTTTCTTACTAATCTGCATGTACAAGCTCCCCTTGGATTTCACACATAAATACAGAAATAAGGCTTAGATCATCTCGAATTGTAATTGTAGGGCTTCCTTGAAGGTACACGCCTTCACCCCCAGTTATATGCTCAAAGTCCATCATCCCATTCATCTGTCTATCAGTTTTGGCAAAAGCTGAAATAGCAAATACTTCTTGACATCGAAGAACAATATCAAGGTTGTCAAAAAATACAATATCCCCTGTATCCATGGTGAACTTTACGCCATTTGTTAATCTTGATAAGTTCCCGAATTTAATAGAATCAAATCCAGTTGTTCCTTCAAGATAAAATAAACATCTATTAGCAATAAGCCTATACCCTTCTGGGATAGTTGCAGTGAATACTTGTGGAACAACAGATCCATTTACTTTCATATTCTCAACAGTACCATTCTTGAAGCGGATACTTGCTAGAAGACTTACGGGCATTCCTTCGTAAGTATGTGAGACTGACGGCATAAATCCCCTTTTATGTGATTCGGAAATTATGCCACTGAGAGATTGGGTGAGTTTGCGATAGTTGGTTATCTTCCCATTGAAGCCATAAGAGGGTTTTGTTTTACATTGGATAGAAGATCGATTAAATCACTTAGTGCATCCACATCATCGTCATGCGCTCCTGATGGGAACGCTTCAAGAACTCGCAAAAAATCATCGTTCCAGTCCCCGCGTAATATTTTAATCTTCCCTTGCTCGGCTTGAGAACTTGCGGGTTTAGCTCTTGTCAGTTTGTCTCCTGATACAGTTCTTATTTCGAGTGGATACCCTGCAAGCATTATGGTCATTGCGCTTGCTTGAGATTTACCAGCTTGTCCGGGATCTTGTGGCAATCGTATCGTGCACTTTTTACCGTCTGACTCAGCGTGCCACTTTAACGAATGATCTACTTTGGCAGGGGTAACACGGTCTTTATATCGGTCTATGATGTAGTATGTACCGTCTTTGTCTCTAAAACCCTTTAGCCCTACCGTGTAGTCAGGATTAGGATTATTAACAGTCGGTTCACTTGCGGCTAAATCCCATGCTCTAGCTGATGATGTATAGCTCGGTATCACATCGACTATCTCAAACCATGTGCGCTTAAAGACATTCCCGGCTGATGCCCTAATCTTCCAGTTCCCATCCATTAATCGAGCACGCTCCACGCTATCGAGCGACATTAAGTTGGCGAGATATCCAGGGTCTTTAGAGAGTAAGATTTTGTTGTCATGGATAGATGATAAAACGAATGTCACTGATTTGGGTGGTACTATCTGCCCCTCAGCTTGCATAATGTATCCGTATTTTTCTATGAGCTCTTCTTTTGAGTTTCCCCAAGCAAAATTATCATCTATCATATAAAACCAACGGACCACCCCACTGCGCTCAGATATCGCATAACCCGTTTCTTTATCAATCCACCATGATATAAAGTCAGCTACCCATGAATCAGGGTCGGGATTTGTTGAGGCTCTAACGTATGGCTTAACCCCACACATCGAGCGATTACGTGATAGCATGTAAAAGAATTGTTTTTTAGTAAAGTGGGTAAGCTCATCAAACACGATTAACGGTATTTGTGCACCTTGATATGAGTACACGGTATTTTCTTGGTTAAGGTGCCTAAATGACACTCTTGCACCTGACGGGAAAGCACACTCAGGGGATGGGTGCGACTTCATTGTTGCGCCTAAGTCTGGATAAATCGTCGAAGCGGTATCCCATAATCCACCCTCATTAGTGATCTGTGTTGACTCACGACGGAAGAAAACCGCCCCAAAATCTTTATTGTCCATGTAGCGCAATGGTTC